TTTTGAAACATTATATAAATGATCATCACCCAGACCCACAAAATATACATTATTATTAAATTGTGATACGGGATAACCACATTCTTGCCAACACACTCTAATCTGTAAATTATTATAAATAGTGTTTATCAAAGCAGTAAGAGAACATCCACTAGGGAGAGAGTTGAACCACTCAAAAATCTCCTCGTCGAATACATGTCGGGAATTTACAATCTCTGCAAAAAGCATAACTCTTATTTGATTGTCTTCTTCTTCTTCAGGACCATACCATTGAAGAATTATCCAGAGAACAGCCATATGCATTGAAACTTTTTGATGTCCATCATAATGAGTATAATCTCCAGCACCCACGCTTGGTTCCCCGTCATTATGCTTTTGGAGATACCTAGCGAGCGCATCCCAATCACTAGAATAAGGATTAGCTCCCAAAGCAGAACCTATTTTTGTGTTCAGCCCAAAGTACATATCAATAAAAGCACCGAAGTACATCCGCATCAATATTTGTAATATCCAAGGGGCTCCAGAAAACATTCGAGTTTTACCCATAAGAACTTTGACTTTACTTCTGGTCTCATCTTTCAAACAGTCTGTATAGATGAAGAAAGGCCGGACTCTTTTCGCATATTTATCCAAATGTTCTTGAACTACAGTAGCAATTCGTTCTTCGAATTTGGATATGAGCATAGGGTCACCTGTTTCTTTCGCCTGGTAATATAACTTCTTTAAATTTTCAACACTACGAGTATTGTATGGAAATCCTGGACTAGTACTCGGAGCCATTCCATTAACATTACCAAAAGATACCATGGCTTGTTTCATAGGTATGACTCTTCTCGAAGCCCAAGGAGTAGTATCATGTTCTCTAATAAGATCATAATAAGACTCAGCAGCAGATTCTACATGTTCCTGTTTTAAAGGAATAGTATCAATACTATAAGCTTCTAAAGCTTTCTTCTTTGGACTAATCTTCTCGCCTGTTTGATAGTCAACAAAATCTCGTAATTTAGCAGGCATATCTTCTACTATATCATAAGGTGAAGGAAGTTTTCCATAGAGTTTTGATCTTCTTATTTCTGATGCATACACTGTATTCGGGGCAATTCCTGGAGAAAATTTCGCCACGGGAAAGAGTCCTGATTGAGCAACAATTTCATCAAAGTATTCTACTGTATCGGGAATTTCTTCATCTTCAAATGTTATTAATTTCTCCATCTTATCTTTACAAGCTTCAAGCATGCGATCAAAATATTCTTGTGTAAGAATGTTAGAAAAACCATCTGTTTTTGTTCCAGCTACATGCATACCAATGACACACCTATTGGAAAACTTGGTACTATCAATGAATAACATCGAACCACAATCTCCCGAAGATACACTAGCAGTATAAGTAAAACCTGAACCTAAAGCATACATTCCAATAGGATCCCATGTAGAATAAATAAACGTGGGCTCACTTAAGAACTTAGCTTTGAATTGGGCTTGTCTCATAATAAAAGAATTGTCCATAAGATGTGAAGATCCTATCAAACTTGAAGAAAATCCACCAGTATTTCGCATGGACTTAACATCATCTTCCTTAACAAGAAAACGATACATTCCAATAGCATTAGGATTTGCGCTAGGCATGTGAAAAATAATATTATCATCAGAATATCACATACAAAGTTCTTATAATACACTTTTCTGGCAGGATTTACTAGCATTAAGTATACTTTCTTAGTTTCATCAGCTTCCAATATTTCATTCATCAGATAAGTGAAATGAAATGGAGCCGTAAAATAGTTACCTTTCAGATTCCAAGCATGTCCTAGACGGGTATATTTGTCATGATCATCTTTGGGCCATACTATATAGGCAACGAAGAAAGATTTATTCATAATATTCGCTTTCACATCTGCCAGAGAGTCTCTTGATGCATTTATAAAGTCACTAGATATTAATTTCGGTATTTCTCGCATCTCAATGTCTTTTATATTGAGACCATGAGATACAAAACTAGGTTCGACTTTCTTCTCGGACAACTTAAATTTTTGAACATTTCTTAATGTTTGTTTGGAAACTTTTATACCTACTCTTCTTGAATCTAAAGATTGAGCATTGGGTTCAACTAAAGCTGAAAAGGCTTTGGTTAAATATTTCAAGAATACGAATACACCAATACCCATGGCTATAAAGAAAATTTTATTATCTGATATATATTTGAGAAACTTTTTAAATGGTTTCCAAAAATACGTCTTAAAGTTTCTTTTAAACATACTTGATTCTAATATAGGTAAGTAATCAAAA